ATCACGGTGTAAACAACAGGCGGACCCTCGCGTCTGCGGTTACGTTCGATCCAAAGCTCCTTACCTGCTGTAAACCGCTCTGACTTCATGCCTCAAATCCGTGAAATAGGTGTGAAAAGGATTGCGGTGCCTGATATTTCAGTAGGTCAACCAATCCCGCCCCCTGTTTTACCAGCAGCAGCACCAGTTACATCAGCGGCGTTTCCAGTTATTGAAATGCCTGGCTGCGTGCGTGCTCGTGTCAGCAAGGGCAGTGGTGTTGAGACGTTTGAGGACGACCCAAGAGGCACAGTTACTTTGTGCGATGGAGCTGTCCCGGTGTACGAGGCGCCTGACTACAGGCCCCGTGATTTCACATGGGTCGAGCCGCAACAGGCGCCAATGAGAAAGCCGGAGCTGAAAGCCCCGGCAGCAATCCCTTCCCCAAGTGTGCCGGGAGCCGACCCCGACAATTCAAGGTTGCCACCAGATCCACCGTGCCCAGCTTTCGGTGCGAAAGAAATCGGATCGTTTAACAAATTAGGGACAGAGGTCCTTGCGGGCTATGAGCTGCAGGATGGCAAATGTGTAGCGCTTTGGGATCCTGTGCCTGTCGCACAGGTCGTCAACAATTATGTGCCTGATGTTGGGCCAACCGTTTCAGTTGCGGTGACTGCAGCGTTTGCCACTACTGCTGCCA